TAAGTATAGAGCACTTCAGATCGATTATGAGACACGTAAAGCAGAAGTGAAGATAATCACCAAGATCGAAGTGGTCGAGCGTTTAAAGGTGGTCTATAGAGAGCATAATCTTACTAAGGAGCAATGTAATGAAACTGCATCTATTATTGACAGTATTCGTACTCATGGTTTTTAGTGGATGTGCGACTAGAGAAATCATTGTTCCTAAAGAAGTTGTAGTCACTGTTCCATGTATCGTACCGGAAGTACACTGTAAACGAACTCCTGTTGAATTACAGGATATGACTGATCAAGATCTTATTATTGAATTAGTAAGATGTATAGGTGAGTATGAAGAGAAGATAAAGGTATGTAGATGAGCGATGGATTAAATAATGCTACTGATTGGTTTGTAAATAAAGTATTGCCTACTATTGTTCTTATTACTGTAATGGGCTTATTTACGCTGTATGTTACAACTACTGCAGATAGGGCTAAATCTGAAGAGTACAGAGAGGCTACACGGCAATTCAGAACACAAAATAAAGAACAGAACAAAGAACAGGTAAAATGGATAGTAGAAAATAGGCATAATTTTATTCGTCTTGACGAGAAAGTGATTAGAATAAATTCTCACTATCTCACTAAAGAAGAATTTTATAAAGCAAATAAAACACATCCTAAAGGAATAAAATGCAAGTAAGTAAATATTTTAAAATCCATGAGTTAGTATCAAAAGCTATATATGAGAAAAAAGGTGAAAGTGCTTGGCGGTATATTCCTGCAGATCTTATAAAGGCTATTGATACTATTAAAGAGCGATTTCCTAAAGGAACAATTACGATCAATAACTATGTATGGGGTGGGAGTAGACAGTGGTCAGGACTGCGTACACCGGATAGTTCTTATTACTCCCCTACAAGTATGCACAGTTTTATGAGAGCAGTAGACATGAAGTTTAGTGAGTATAGCTCTAATAAAGTACGCTCAGACATATTAGAAAATCCTGAGTTGTATCCTACTATTAAAGGATTAGAACTCGGAACAAGTTGGGTACATATAGATATACGAAATGAAGAAACTTTAGTAACTTTTACAGCTTAAACTAGAGTATGCTATAATCGAGTAAATATAATATATTTTAAAAGGAAATACTATGCCATTACCAAGAATACCGCAGATAGGACTAGAGTCAGATGTAGCCGGTAAAGATATACAGGCTGTGCCTTTAGTTGAAGGTAAAGTCAATCTAGGAGCGGGTGCATATCATACTAACGGTGTAATTCATTGTGTAGAAGATGGAAGCTTTAATTTGTTATGGGCGAGTGGTGGTGTTCCTTCACTTATTGATGCTATAGCAGGAGAAGACTATGGGTATTATGGGGATGTCCAAATTGTCGGTGGCATATTCCACCTCTGCTAAACAACAAAATTTTAAGAGGAGGCAGCATGAATGAGTCAGCTGATGCATCGGTTACAAGTAGTCAAATTACTGAGTGGAAAAACGAACCAAGTGTAAGTGATCTTGATTACGATAGAAAAGAAGCTGAGTCTGCTCAGGAAGATTTCCGCGATAATCTTAGAGGGTGGAAACTCACTAGAGAGGGCGGTAAAAAAATCACTGCTTCCAAGCCCGGTAAGAGTACCTCTCGACCACTTGTAGTTCGTAAGCAGAACGAGTGGAAATATCCCGCACTAGAAGAACCTTTCTTAAATACTGCAGACATGTATGATGTACAACCACGTACATTCGAGGATATAGAAGCAGCTAAACAAAACAGCCTATTACTTAACTATCAATGGGCTACAAAAGTACCTAAAGTTAAACTAGTAGGCGATATTGTTCGGTGTGATGTAGATGAAGGTACTGTTATTGTTAAGACAGGATGGGAATCTGAATACGGTATCAAAGTAGTAGAAGAAGAGCAGCCTGTTTTTGCTACTCCTGAAGAGTCTCTACAAATGATGCAAGAAGCTGTTCAAGCCGGTCAGATGACAGAAGAAGAAGCTCAAGCTCGTATGGAGATGGGTGAGCCTATGCAAAAAGGCACAGAGAAGGTTTATGTAGAGCGTGAGACGCTTGTTGTAAATCAGCCTTCGTATGAAGTATGTATCTCTGCGAATGTTACTATTGATCCTACCTGTGAAGGTATTATGGCTAATGCTAACTTCTTAGTACACGAATATGATATGGATTGGGCAACACTTAAAAAAGATGAATACACTAAAACAGTAACACAAGATCCTGAAACAGGAGACGAAGTTATCGAAGAAAGTGGTTTCTACCATAATCTTAACAGACTTAAAGAGGGTGGAAGCCCTGAGTCTATCGACGATGAATTTATGTCAGATGGAGCTAATGACTTTAACTACCAAGATAAAGCCCGTAAGAAATTACGTGCTTATGAGTATTGGGGTTATTGGGACATTCATGGCACCGGTGAGCTAGTTAGTATCGTAGCTACTTACATTAACAATATCATGGTACGTATGAGTGAAAATCCTTTTCCACATAATCGTATTCCATTTAGCCTTGCTGTATACATGCCTGTCAAACAGGAGATACACGGTGAGCCTGATGCAGAGATCCTTTTAGAAAATCAAGAAACTATCGGACGTATGACAAGAGCAGCACAAGATATTACTGCATCTGTAGCGGTCGGTCAGACATTCATTGATGAAAACTTCTTTCCAAGCCCTACTCAGAAGAACAACTACGAGAAGGGTAATACTGTATACCATCGTGGCGGTATGAGTGCAAAGACTGCTATCTTTAAACAAGCTGTAGATGATATTCCTAATAGTGTAGGTGATATGATTGCTATGCAAACAGCAGATGCAGAAGCACTTACAGGTACTCGTCCATTTAATACAGGCGCAGGTGGCTCAGCACTCAACTCAACAGCAACAGGTGTACGTTCAGCGATGGATGCAACAGCTAAACGTGAACTAAGTGTACTACGTAGATTGAGTGAGCTATTTGTTGATATGGGGCGTATGACTATTGCTATGAACCAGGAGTTCCTAAGTGAGGAAGAAGTTGTACGTGTTACTAATAAAGAATTTGTAACTGTACGTCGTGATGATCTAGCGGGTGATTTTGATCTTATTATTGATGTATCTACTCCTGAGAAGGACAACGAAACAGCAGATAAGCTTATGACACTCATGCAGACTAACGCGGCCAATATGGATCCTGCTATAGCTAAGATGCACTACGTGAAAATTGCAGAGTTATGGAAAATGCCAGGTCTTGCAGAAGCGGTCGAAAGTTACGAACCACAAGTAGATCCACGTCAAGATGAGTTATTAAATTTACAGTTACAGAACGCTAAGCTAGAGAATGATAAACTTATGAAAGATCTTGAAGAAGCTGATAGTCGTATCATCGAGCGTATTAGCCGTTCTGAAGAGAATGAGATTGATATGAGTATGAAAGCTGCTAAAGCTGATTTATCAATAGCACAAGCAGAATTAGCAAGAGCTAATACTGCACTTGCTGCAGCTAACGCGAATTTAGCTTCAGCAAATGCTCAGAAAACAGTATCTGAAAGAGATCAGCTTGACCAAAATTTTGTAGATGACAGAAGCGGTGTACGCCGTAAACGTCAGATAGAAGACCAGGAATTTGCAGCATCTAATCAGATGGAGTCGGAAGAGTTTAAAGCTACTAACGATGCAGAGGCAAGAGCGGATAAAGAGAGAGCAGATCTACGAAAAGCTCAGTATTCAGAATTTACTAAAAACAGAGGAGAACAATAATCATGGCAGTACATCCAGGAAGAGCAGCGCAACAGCAAGCTCAAGCACAGCAACCACAACCACAACAACAACCACAACAACAAGGTGGCTTTTCACCTAACCCTAAATTAGCTATGAGTAATCAAGCCTCTGTAGATGAAGCGGCAGGTCGTCAAAATCGTATTGAAGGTGCTTATGCAGAGCAAGAAGCTCAGAAAGAGCAACAGGTAGGTGAATTAGCTACAGCTATCGCTACAGGTCAGATAGGTGAGCAAGAGCTACAACAATTACCTCCTGAGCTTGTACAACGTGCAGTAGAGATGGTACAATCTGCTCAGATTCAGAATAACCCTGCTGGTCAAGGTATTGCAGATCCAGGCTTAGAATTTGTAGAGCAAGAAGCTTATGCAGAAGGCGCTCAACAGGGCGCTCAAGCAGAACAACAAGTAATGGGACTAGCTCAGGCTATTCAAACAGGTGCTATTAGTGACCAAGAACTACAACAACTCGATCCACAAATGGTTCAGGCCGCTGTACAAATGCTACAAGGGCAAGGACAGTAGTCTTCCCTTCGACCAATCATGATGTCGTAAAAAGCTGATCATTTTTTCACAAGGATTAAGCAATGGCTAATGCTAACTTAAAAGAACTCCAAGATATAGACAAATCAATCTCCCGTAATGAAGCTGCTATTAAACGCGGTGAAGCACTCGAATCACTTAAAACAGATCCTAGATATATTCTCGTTTTCACAGAAGGTTATTTAGAAGCTGAAGCTGAGCGTTTATTTGAGACACTTACTGCTGTTCCCGCTATTCGTAGAGAAGGCATGGAAAATAATATGGCTAAACTTGAAGCTGTACGTCACTTGAAAGAGTATGTAGGTACACCTAAATATCCCGGTATCGTAATGAGAGAAGCTGAAAACGCTCCTGATCAACTCGAAGCAGACCGTGTGTATCGTACTGAAGTACTAGCAAGACCGACTACAGAAGAAGAGGAGTAAGTTATGGCTGAGACAGAATTTAACCCGGAAACACTTTCTGATGATGAACACGATGAGTTAATGGATGCTATGATAAATGGCACATTAGACTCACAGTTGACTACAGAAGCGGAAGATGCTACAATAGGGGACGAAGAAGTTACACACAATGAGGACACAGACCAAGAAGAAGAGTCTGAGGAAGAGTCAGAGACGAACCTAGATACCGACGGGGAGCTAGAGGATACGGACGAAGCCGCAGAGGACGATGAGGAAGAAGACACTCTAGTAGAAACTGATAGCGATGAGTCTAACGACGAGGACGATGAAGAGGAAGAGGAAGATGCTGACGCAGCAGATGACTCGGAAACGGAAGATCTCGACGATGAAGACCAAGATACAACAGAAACCTCGGAAGAAGATGTCGATCTGACTCCTGAGCAAGCTGATGGTATCGACTATAAGGCTTTCTACGATGCTGTAACAGCTACGGAATTTACTGTTAATGGTAAGAAAACTCATGGATTCAAGGATCCTAAGAAGATTATCCAGGCACAGCAAATGGCGGGTGGTTTCAGTGACAAAATGGCGGGCTTTAAAAAGTATCGTCCATATATGGCACCGTTACAAGAACGTGGAATGTTAGAAGATACTGACAAGTTTAATCTAGCTATGAAGCTTATTGATGGTGATCCTGAAGCTATTAAGCAGCACTTGAAAAACCTAGAGATCGATCCTCTTGATATAGAGATGGACGAAATCAACTATGTAAACCAAAATACACTCGCTTCACAAGAGCAGTTAGTTTTGGAAGATAGCCTAGAGACAGCAAAGGCTGCAGGGTTTGAGGACGAAGTTCGACAAGTGATCGGAAAAGATTGGGACCAGGACAGTTTCAATGAGTATTTACATGATGGACAGATTAGAGCAGATTTGCTTGATCATATTCAAAGTGGTGCTTATGGTTATGTTCAAGAACGTATTCAGGAATTTAAACGCCTAGACGTTAACGGAACTTTTTCAAGTATGAACACTTTAGAGCAGTATCGTACAGCGGCGAAAGACATTCAGCAAGAGTTATCTCTTAAAGAAGCTAGTCGTATCTCATCTGAAGCTCGTCAGAATAATGCTCAACAGGCTAAAGCTGACAATGTAGCGACAGAGAAGGCACGTATTGCTAAGTCTCGTAAAGAGACAGAGTTTAAGGCTAAGGCCGATAAACAGAACGCTAAAGTTGCGGAACGACGTAAGAACGCGGCATCTGTAAGTAAACGGAAATCAAAGGCACCTGTAAAGGCTGCTAAATTTGATCCCATGAAGCTTGAAGGTGAAGAGTTTGATGAGTTGATGAACGCTATGATTAACGGAGACATCAAGTAGGTGTCTCCTACGTTTAAAGGAACTCATTATGAGTGATTTAATTTCAAGATTTAACGAAGGTAAGTTGACTTCAACAGACATTACTGAGCAGATTAACGATCAATTTTGGTCTAAAGGTGCAATCAAAGAAGCTATGCGTAAGCGTGTATTTACACAGCTAGGCGACAAGCTAACACAACCTAAACATTATGGTGACATCATTGTTAAAGAACGCCACTTCCCGGTATTCCACCCAATGAATCAGATCGATAATGGTATTAATGCAAATGCTGCACAACTTGTTAAGTCTGTATGGTATGCGTATAGTGATGCAGGTGTAATGGTTGGTTCCGCTCAAGGTTATCGTTCAGAAGCAATCGCTGATGCAGTAGCAGCTTCTCTAGGTACAGCCGGTCCTTCTATGTCAGGTGCAGGTAACTTGTTTAACGGTGACTCTGAATTTGCAGTACTAGACGGTGCTTATCCTACACTACCGGAAGAGGGCGGAAACGTTAATGCAGTTAATGCTCGTTCAATCGTTCTTAAAGGTCAAGTAGCTGAGTTCGGTCTTCACATGAAGTTTACTCAACGCTCAATCGATATGGACTCACGTGTAGGTGTTCTTGCACAGAAGTCTAAAGATCTTGGTGAAGCTAAAGGTGACGTATTTGAAGCACAGGTTCAATCTGACCTTCTAAACGCATCTGAAGCTAACCGTACTTTTGCAGGTGGTGATGGTACTAATGTAGCGACTTCTTTGAAGACACTTACAGATAAAAACTACCTTGCATTTGCAGATCTTCGTCTTATGGAACAAGCTCTTAAACAAGCTCTAGTACCAAAAGACACTAAGCTGATCTCAGGTTCTAAGAACATTGATACAGTTGTTGTTGGTAAAGCTTACTATGTTTACGTAGGTCAGCAACTATACCCAACGCTTCAAGACATGCAACATAATGGTGTTAATGTATGGGAGCCTATCGAGTCTTACTATGATGGCGCACGTGGAAACGTAGCTGATGGTGAGATTGGTCGTGTTGGTGCTTTCCGTTTCATCGAAGTTGATAACATGCAACACTACGCAGGTGCCGGTGCAGATGCAACAGCAGGCGTTATGTATTCTTCTAACAAAGATCTTATGGGTGATGCAGCAGGTGCAGTTTCTGTAACTGATGTTACTGATGGTCCTGTGTATACTCCTGATAGTGGACGTGAAGAAGATCAGAAGCCAGGTACAGCCGCAGCCGCAGGTTACGATGTATTCCCTATCCTATTTGTAGGTACAGACTCATTCGCAACTGTTGGTTTCGCAGGTGACTCAGCTCGTATCAAGACAGCAATGCCTAAGCCTGACGCGAACAACGATCCATTCGGTAAGAAAGGTTCTATGAGTATCGCATGGTACTTCGGAACTCTTATCTATCGTGCAGAGCGTATCCGTCAGATCGTTTGTACTGCGAAGATTGTATAATCTGAGCTAACTGTAGCCTTCGGGCTTTTTAATGCAATGGAGGCTATAATAGCCTCTATCATATAATAAGGAAAACACAATGAGTGATGTAAAACAATTTGAAGACATGACCAATAAAGAGCTTGCTGAGCTAGTAGAAGATTTCGGACTAACAGTAGATGCGAAAAACCCTGCAAAGCCTAACAAAACTGAATACGTAACAGCTTTAAATGCTTTCAAGCGTAAGCAAGCAGAAATTAATGGTCTTGAACTCGAAGATGAAGTAGAAACACTTTCAGAAACTCCTGATCCTGAAGAAGTTACTGAAGAGCCCCACGTAATCGTAGATGGTAAAGTTGAATACGTTAATGCATCATCAGGATTAGACTTGATGAGAGCGGATTTACTTCGTAAAGAACGTATCATCGTAACTGATCTTCGTGAAAGTCAAACACGTGAACCTACGATTTATGTAAATTGGGGTAATCGTACTCTTGGTAATAAGACAGATGTTGTTGCTCTTGATGGTAAACCACAGTATGTACGTCGTGGAGCTATTCAGAACCTCGAAGGCTGTAGTCTTACAATTCATGAAGCAGATGACACAGGTCGTGACAAGATGATTGAAACTAATCGCTATGTTATCACACGTGTAAAAGGTATGACTCAGAAAGAGCTTACTGCACTTGGTGTTAAACAACGTATGCGTGATGCTAGAAACTAAATATATTGAAGACTCTTCGGAGTCTTCTTTTATATTTATTTAGGGAGTAGACATGGCAGATTTAATTGACTTTGACAATATAGTAGGTGATAGTACAGTAGCCGACGGAGGATATGCAGGTCAGTTAATTGAGCTTATAGGAGCCCATGTTGACGAGTCTATTGTTAAGAACCGTATTACTCAAGCAGAAGCAGGTGCTATTTATGTACAAACTCTTCCTGCTATGGTTAAAGAAGCAGTTACTTTTGAGCTAGATAAAGAAGTTAAAGAAAATGAAATTGAGCTAGGTAACGCTCAAATTTTAATAGCACTAAAAGAACTTGAAATTAAAGAAGCAGAACTTGCGTTAGCTGTTATAAAAGCAGAACAAGAACAATACATCCTAGATAATCTTATCCCTGCACAAGTAGCTAAAGAAGAAGCACAAACAGATCTCTATCGTAGACAGATACTAGGTTTTGATGAACATGAGAAACAACAAGCTTATGATAAGCTGCTAGAGACATGGGGAATTACATATAGTTCACTTCCTACAGCGAATAATCTTCCTGATAATATGAATAAAGATAACATGGAAAAAGTGTTTGATAGTATATTCTGTGATCTCGGTATTCCTCCTATTGGGGCAGCATGTCCGTAACGGAAAATAAGGTATAATACAAGTATATCTTATCAAGGATCTACAATGCTAGAATACTTCCAATCGCTAGTCGAAGAAGAAAATGGCGAGTTAATATCTCTTAATGAAAAAGTTACCGAAGTTGGACTCGATAGTTTCGGTATTACAATGGTACTGCTAAATATAGATGCAGAACATCCTTTCCTTCCTAATGGCAGTCTCGGTGAAGCCAATATAGAAAATATGACATGGCAAAACATAGAGGATGCAATCAATGAAAATAAATAATTATTTCTATGTTGCAGGAGCTGTTCCTAAAGAGGACAGAATAGAACTTCTCGAAGATCGTACAAAATATTTCACACAGCAATATCTCAAAATGTTCAAAGCAGAATTACAAGAGTTACAGTTACCTGGTAAGGTAGCTTTTTTGTACGCTTCAGGAGCTAGTCTCCATCAAGGTGAAAGCAGAAACTATAAAGGTTCTATGAAGAACAGTCTTGAGATAGAGCCAAGTGCTATGATTATTAAAGAGCTTACAGCGTATATGATGCACAAATATATTACTGCGCTGATAGATAAAAATAATATTACATATGCAAATATCAATAGTAATACATGTGCAAGTAGTATGCACTCCATATATGAAGCAGAAACTCTTTTAGAGACAGGGGTAGTAGATCATGTGATCATCATCTCCGAAGAACGTACAAGCTTTAATACGATACGTATATTTAAAGAACATCAGATAGATGTTACTCCGGGCGAAGGTTTTGCATGTGTGATCCTAAGTAATGAAGACGGTGTAGGAGCAACAATTACAGATACTAAATGGGAGTATACCTATAATCGTAATCCTTTCTATGTGAGTGCGGAAGGCTACGAAAAAGTAGCGTCTATAGCTGATAATGTAAAAGGGCACGGAACCGGTACAGATCAAAATACGGAAGCTGAAAAAGTATTAAGTGATGATGTAAAAGAGTTTAAGAGTAAAATAGGTCATACACAAGGAGCAAGTGCTCTTATAGAGCTGTGTATGGTACTAGATGATACAAACTTTAAAGGTTCTACACTATGTACTGCTAGTGGCTTAGGAGGCTTCTATGGAAGCTGTGTGCTACACAAATAAAGCAGGCAGTAAGAAGTACATCATAGAGTCATATGAACCTTCTACTGCTATAATAGAAGAACTCATACAAAAACTAGAAAAAAATCTAGGTATAAAAGCAGATAAAGCCTACGCTGATAGTGTTCGGAATAGTACTATTTTTTACCATATAAAGATTAATGGTAGGACTCAGGGAAGTGTTAGTTTTGAAAATAGTAAGATAGCTACTACGTGGGATCTACTTAATCTCAGCGCAGTTGAAAAGCTACTTTTTCTAACATTCGTTATCTACAGGCATACAAAAATAAATTTCGTGCCACATGGAAACGAACATAGTAGCTTTAAAAGTCTAATGTCTCCTGGACAAAAATTAAAGTTTGAAAGTACAGGAGTGATCACAATTAGTTCTGCGTACATCGCAAAAAGATATTTATTAAGAGGCAACCCTAGTGAACTGCTAGGTTTTAAGGAATGTAAAAATGGCTAAACCTACACAAGACATACTCTCACTTGGTGGTAATATAGATCTCGGATTTATTGGGGATATTTTAGATGAAATTCAAGAATGGGAAGAGTCTGCAGCAGAAGAAATTATGTCATGGTTCGGTATTGAAGATGAAATAGTTCTTACCGCATCAGTAATTTCAAAGCAGTTATTTCCTATATCAACAGTTCGTAAAGAAGCAATTATTGGACTATTAAATGCATCTATGGCAGACTCGTGTAATCAGAAAAAGAACTTACTAGGGCCTATGAAGCAGCGTAATGCAGAAGCAAATGCTAAGATGAATAAGCCGTACTACTTAGCTGAAAATCAGACATGGGACGGATTTGATGTACATAGTAATCTTGTAGGCTTGATAGTAGATACTGCTGAGATAAAACCTATTGTAGAGTCCACTACAGGATTATCTCCGATTACAATTATTACCTCTAAGAAAAAATATCCTCATAAAGAAGAAGTATATTGGTATCGGTTACTGCACGATGCCTCTCAAAACTATTTAGGAGATGATCTAGTAAGACATTCTGACGGGAGATATTTTTATATTGAAAATATCAGAAATACGCCTATTAATAAAGTGAAGGCAAATGGTAGGAATAGCTATACTACATTTACAAGAACAGTTGTAACTGAAACAACAACAATTACAAGTAACGGAGAAATACCTCCTATTACTGTTACTTATACAACTACCATAGTAACAAGAACATTAGTAACTAGAGCTACACAGGCTCATGGTCAGAGCAAGACAGGATACTCTACTATATCAGACTCATCTACTTCTATTAGTAGACCAACAGAAGCAGGAGATGTAGCAGGAACTGTAACTATAAGTGACTCAGAAACAACTGTAAATGATACAACTTTGATTACTTTTCCGGTGTATAATTTAATGGAAGCTAAGTCCTATGTGACAACACATTTTACATACAATGGAAGAGAATTTGTAGAGTTACTTGGTTTTGATGATTTACCGGATAGTGCTGCTACACGTATTGCTATTGATGAATTAGAGATGATGCCGCTTATTAGACTACGAGAAGGAACAGCAAATGTAAATGGAATTAGCGATGCACGATATGAAGCCTATACAGCAGCACACGCTAATGGAAGTTATTGTATTGATAATACAGCAGAAGAAGCACCCTCATGTAGTGTTCCCGAAAGTACCGTACCTGCAGAAACAAGTAGCAATTATGGCAGATACGTAAGTACTAATGCAGTATTACGTGGATTAGGAATGACGCTTGATCTAGCTACTAATATGGTATGTGGGGGACAAGAAGATTTAGATAAGATCTCCGGAGGATACATACGTTTTGCAATTAATCCTCTTGCTCAGAAAGTAAAGCCAGGTGTAGTAGGTCCAGGAGGAACAGTACTTAAAATTGATGACGCAACTGCAGCTCAAAAGCAATACATAAATGGTACAGCTCACGCTACGTTTGAGTTTTTTAAAACAATGGCAGACTCAGAAGAGTTTCCGGCTGTGCCGCCTGTGAGTTTTGAACTCATGTCAAATGTTTACTATTATGGATTTACTGTAGGTACTTTTAACTCTTCTGTTAATATAAGACATATTGCAGATACAATTTACGCAGAAGCTACAACTGATGATTTTCCTATTAATCATGTATCAATGTCTGTAAACAGAACAGAAAATTCTCTTACAGTAATAAAACAACTTAGTAGTCATGTACGTAGAAAACTCGTGATATTAGATATTGTAGGTGTCACTGTAATTAGACGTAAAGTACCTGAGAACGAAGATGGCTCAGGTCCTCTTGTAGATGCTGTAGATACAGTCTCCGCTACTTTAAAAACTGATAGTGAGTCAATTTTATTATTTCCTCTTTCTATAGATTTTTCAAGAGAGCTGTCTGCTAATGATAAACTAGAATTATTTTTTAGTGGCGCTTACTTACAAATATACGCTTCACAAGCAACGTATTTAGAATACTATGAAACAGAAGATTTTGCAGATTTTATAAAAATTGTGTTAGTGATAGTAACTATAATTATTACGATTGTAACATGGGGAGCAGGATGGTGGATTGGACCACTAATCGGTGCTTTCTTAGCCGGAGGTGGATACCTCTATGCTGACCATGTGCAGAAAAAGATGGAGGAAGAAAATAAACGTCTTGAAGAAGAACTTGCTAGACTAGCTGCTAAGTTTAAAGATGCTTTCAAAGGATCTGCTACTGATGATATGAATAATCTTGTACTCACCCTAACAGATATTGTAGGAATTATCTTACAAGATTTAGATACTAATATTGGAATGGACTACAATCAAATATTTTCAATAGCATTAGGAGATGTTCAGTATAAAAATGATATGCTCTACAAAGATAAGTACAGCCTATACTGTGAAACACAGAGTAGAATACGGTTTAAAACGCCTGTAAGCAAGCAAGAATAAAGGATCTGAGATGGGTATTGGAGCAGGAGTAGGTGGAGCTATTAGCGGTATTTCGACAGCATATGCTGCGTATACGGCACAAAAAGAAGCTGAAGCAGCTAGAAAACAGCAAAAAGAAATGTGGAATAAAGACACAGGTCTTAAAATAGCTCAATTTAACATGAATCAAAACCGTCTTGCCGGATTAGCCGCTATCACAGGTGGTAAAACAGCTCGGTATAGAGGACAGATAGATCCTACTTTAGATCGTGATAGTCAAGAGTACTATGATGCACTTGACGCAGCTAGAGAACGTGCTCGTACAGAAACACAAGGTACAGGTGATTACAGTACTCTCACTGCGTCTGATTATCAGATAGGTGGAGGTAGTGCTAGTCCTGCGTATACTAATCCTATGACAGGAATTGAAACTCCGGCAGTCCTCGCTGCAAATGACTTTAGTGGAGGAGGTACTTCACGTGCTCCATCTGTATATGCCGCTGAAAACGATCTACCAGGTAGTGTAAATACTATCGGAATTGCTAGAGATGCAGTAGGTTCTAATTTTACTGACTATCTTATGAAAGAGTCTACAGGAAGAGACGCAGGCTCTCGTACAGGACTTACAGAAACTACGCTAACATCAGGCGGAGGCTTAGGTGGTCCAATTAATACTCCTAGTGCTTCAGCTGACAATGCTGAAATGACAGCAACCTCAGATGCACGTAAAAAAGCTGCATTACTAGCATCTCAACGTGCACGTGCAGCTAAGCAAAACAATACTGCTACACAGGAACAGTAATGACTTCTCAGAATGAGCCACAAATAGTATCGCCTTATAATTTTGACTTTGCACGTTCTGCTGCAACAACTAAAAAAGATAACACATATGCTACTTCATTCAATAGAACAACAAAAGCATTTAAAGGTTTAGGTGCTTCTGCACAGGCTATTCTTGCAGGATTAAACGCTAAAAATACAGGCACTACAAATACAGGCACTACAAATATTGCTGTAGATAATCGACAAGTAGCAGATCAAAAAAGTTGGGCCTCAACAGGGCAAAACGGACAAGCCTTCGGGTAATAAAGGATAAGTCATGGCTAAGTACGGAAATCCATACCAACAAATAAATCTAGCACCGGCTCCTCGGCCTATTAAAAGTGGTGTAGCTGAAATTATTGCTAGAGGTGGAAGAGATCTTGCTTCTATAGTACAATCAGGTATTCAAAACGTAGAGAAAAAAGATCAAGATAAGGCTAATGCCGAAGCTTTACGTGCTTCATTAGATCCTGATTATGGTAAAGAAGATATTTCTACTGAGTATAAAGATGGTACATCCACTATTGATAAGACCGGTACAGTAGGTCTAACACCAAAAGCTTCTGAAATCATAGATGATGCTTTTAATATTGAAAAGCGTTTAGATGCTACTGCTTTAAAAAGTGCTACAGAGTCGGCTACAGGTATGAAGCCCGGAGCAGAACGTGATAACTTCATAGCGGAAACTACTAAACTTAATAGAGAGTTTAATGTAAAGCCTACTGAAGATGAACGTGTAGTTTTAGAGCAATCTCAATGGATACAAAAACGAGCAGGTCAAGCTGCAGCAGAGGCTACTCCTCTTATTGCACAGCGTGACGCAGAAGCAACTGCTTTACGTGCTAAAGCGATTTCCGGTGGAGATGCTAAAACACAAGAGAAGATCTCTCAATATGCACGTGAAGATACTCGTAATCAATTACTCGATGATCGCTATAAAGCAGGTATAAAACTAACTGCTGCTAATCGTATAGAAGATAAGCAAGAGACTAAAGAAGCACGTGAGTATAAACGTACACGTGATGAACTAAAAGATAAAAACGATGTTGCAAGAGAAGCGCGTACTGCTACATATCGTCAGACAATGCTGAATAAAACTATCGAACAGCAGAAAGAGCTTACTCGTAGATGGAATATTCAAGAGAAACGTATACAGACTAAAGAGAAAGCAGCTTCCGAACTTGCTGACGCTCAGTTTAGTCTTACTCAGCAAAAGAGTACTACTAAAGGTGCGGATACACAGGAAAAACGTTTTCGTGAACTTAATCCTGCACAGCAAACAGCGATAGTAGGAAAGTTTACTTCTTTACAAGCTAAGCAGAAAAGAGAGAAAACAGCAGCCGGTTATGACACACCTAAAACTGATGAAGAGTTAGCTTTGCAGTACAAAATAAATAATGCCGATGATAAAGCAGCATCAAGCGGTTTTATTAAAGCTCTCTCTGCTGTTACGGGATATGATGAAGGTCTTAAAAGACGTAACACTCCTATAGAAGAACGCACTAAACAACTTAGTTTAGTTGGAAAAGTGCTTGATTACCTTTTTTCTCCGGGAGACTCAGATAAAGTTAAACTAGAAAAAGCTCAGAAAGAGATGGATAGAGTTAAAGCAGAAGCTACTAAACAAGCAACTACCGATACTGCAGTAAAAGCCCATATTAAAGACTATAGAAATAAAGAAAAAGCTTTCACTAAGCAGCAGACAGATGAACAAGATGCTCTTTATAGTACAGTAGAGAATAATCCTGAATATACCGATAACTACTTAGTAGCAGGTGAAGAACGTCCTATGACAAATCAAGAGTTGATAGCACGTAACAACACTTATGTTTCTAATGTAATGTCAGATCCTACATCTACTACAGAACAAGTTAAAGCAGCACAAGCAGCTAATGTGATAGCAAATAATGTGCTTCAGGCTAAGGCAGAAGCAACAACTAATGCTCGTTTAAAAGCGACAGCAGATCAAGTTAAAGTAATGCAAAAAGGACAATTAGAAAAAGAACTTGCAGTTCTTAAAAGTTCTTTGAAGAAAAAAGAAAATATAGAAGAGAACAGTCTTAAAATAAAACAAATTAAAGCTGAAATACAGGCTAGAAAAAATGCAGGACAATGGGACTAATTTTCTAAGCCTGCTTCAGCTATAATAAACCCAATAACAAAGAGGGTTTACACATGGCTGAAAAATACGATCCATACTCATTTACTCCTACAGATTTTAGCAATGAAAATAATATTGATGCTTTTATAGCAGCTACAGAAGCTAAGACAGCACCAATGCTACAAGAAAACCTTACACTTGATGAAATAGCAGAACGTAAAAAAGCACGTCTATCTGCTAAGCACGATCAAGCCGGTAGTGACTCAGATCTTACACTTGCAGCTAAATCTACATGGAATACTGTAAATAACTTATGGGGCGGTAAAGATTTTACAGCTAATGTAGAAGGTCAAGAAGTCGGTATGACTAATAAGATCTTTGAAGACTCTGATACTACTATGGAACAAAGTCTTGTTCATCGACAGGAACTTATTAATCAATACAATGCTGCTGAAGATGATCCTAACGCACGTTTTAAAGTGTACCAACTCAGACTCAATGATGGCTATGATGAAGCAGGTAATCCTCTTTATACTTACAAGACAGGTATCTCTCCTGTAAGTGCTGCAGCTCGCTACAAAGATCAATATATTAGAGATGGCTATGAGATCCTTTCTGAAAAAGGTTTCGCAGGTGCGGAGGATTGGGAAAATAAGTGGCATGGTAATAAGGCCAACTTAGCTGATCGTACTTACGACTCAGGTTTTAATACTGCCGGTGAAAGTATCAGAGATACTGCACAGTTAGATAAGGGCTACACAGAGATATACAATACTCAATTCTTTAATAAAAATGCAACACCTGAGCAGATAGCAAATAATCAAGCATTTTCTCAAATGCTCAGTGATGCAAACGATGCTAACTATAATGGTGGTCAGTACAATGTTATTGATGCAGCTCAGTCAGGTTTTGCTAAAGCAGGAGTAAGTTCTGCTGACTTCGTTCTTGATGTTCTAACACCAGGTGGTAATAACGATTGGCTAGATAATGCTAAAAAGCAAGAGAACATCGATAAGTGGGTGGGGTATAATCGTGTTAATGCCACCAAGACGCTAGGAGAGGCTACAGGCTATTGGAAACAAGGTAACTATGTATCTGCTATCACAGAGGTATTAAAGAACCCTGAGATCACTGCTGAGTCACTAGGTATGATGGCTGAGATGCTTGTAGGTTTTGGTAAGTTTACTAAAATAGGAAAACTAGCTTCACGTGCAACTGAAGCAAGAGCAGCGGGTAACATAGTACGTGCTGAGAAAATTGATAAAAAGATTGCTAGTGGTATGGGTATTGCTGATAACTTACGTCATAAGGTTCTAAGTAATGCAGGTTTCCTTACAGTCGTAGGTGAGCAAGCTAACAACTCATTAGAAGAACGTAAGATCAACAATAACGGCAAAGAACCTACAATGGTAGAGATCATGGCTGTTACTGCTGAGAAGGTTTTAGAGTTAGGTCTTGATCGTATTGCGTTCGGAAAAATCACCGGCTTAGATGGTGGTAAACGTATGCTTCAAGATGCGTTCAGTTCATCTACACTTATAGGTAAGAAACGCTTCTTAGCTAAGATAGGTGAAACAGCTGCAGGTCTTAGTGCTGCCGGTGCGACAGAAGCCGCTCAGGAATTTACTCAGAATTGGGGACAGATCCTTTCAGAGCAGTTAGGTACTGAAAAACATCCGGGCGGATTAGCCGCTATTCTTACAAATCAAGAGAACATTGATGAAGTGCTAGGTGCTACGTTAGCCGGTGCCGCAGGTGGTGTTCACATGGGCGCACCTGGTCAAGTGTATGGACTAGGAAAAGATACTTTTAATTCAGAAGATACAAGAGTTAAGGGTGATCGTACTAAGTACAGTCCTTCTGCTGTGATAGAAATAGCCGATATGACTCTTGATGAAGAAGAGGGCATCTTCGACACATTCGATACTGTTGAGGCACAAGGGGCTGCTACAAATGCTATTATAGAAGAGACTACTAATAAGCTTGCAGATCCTAAGCGTTTCCTTGAGTCAGGTGTATACGAACAAGGTCAGAATACTGTTCGTGACTACCTTCAGATGAACGTACAAAAAATTGCACGTATCAATAAAATTGACCCTAATGATGAAGAAGCAATGGGAGTGATTACTGCCGGTGTACTTAGTAAGTTGAATGACAGAGCTATAGAGCGTATTAGAAATGGTGAAGATGCAGCTCCAACTATGGATGTAGTAGAAGAGACATATGAAAGAGCTTTAGATGGATTAGAAGGTATTAATCGTCAAAAAGTTCTTGATATGCTCATTACTCTACATGAACGTAGATTGTCAGATACACTAGGACCTGAGCTTGCTCAAATGGCTAGAAATGAAGACGATAGTAATGCCATTCAAGGTCTATCCACTTCGGCTAAAGCAAAAGCACTAGCTGTAATACAACGTATGGGCTCTGTAGGTAATAATACTGATGTGTACACTCCTGAAGATCTTGCTTATTTCCAACAAAGAGCTCAAGAGTTAGAAGTAAGACTTGACGATGTAGGTAAGAATAAAAATTCTCACCAAGTAGAAAAAGAGATTTTTGAAACAGGTTTCTCGTTTTTAGGTAGAAGACGCTTATCTATGAAGGAACATACACAAGGTATTGTTGATGCCGCGCTTACAGGTAAAAGCACTAAACAACCTCTTACAGAGCTAGACTCGTTTCTTCAGACACGTAATATTGGAAAAACAGCTAAGACTGAAGTATGGGATGAAGCACAAGGCAAATCCGTACCATTGAGTTACTATCAGCTAGATAGACACATGAGTACTATCATTGAAAATAATGAGCGTATTGCAGATATTATTAAGACTGAAATGTTAGCGCCTATTAGTAAGCGTGGTTCTAAAGCGGCACAAGATACTACTACAGAGTTACAAGCTATGCTACTTAATCTCGATGAAAATACTCAAGAGATTAAAGATAAGCAAAAAGCCCACAGAGCAAATGAAAATACGTCAGGCGACTTAAATATGATCCCTGAAGAAATTAACGATATAGGATACTCTTTAGGTAAAGAACACAAAGCTTTGAGTGATGAGATAAATGATCCTAATACTAGTCCTGAAGCACGGCAAGAAGCTCTTATAGAACTCGATGGCGTACAACAAGAGATTGATAGTATGTTGTCTCGTTTCTCTAGCACAGCGATAGGTAGTGATGTAAACTTTATGAATGGTGTTGATATGGGTAAAAGCGGAGTTGAAAGACCTGCTAATCCTTTTGATGATAATGAGTTGATTACAGAAGAGTCTACTGAAGCACCTGTCGTAGATACTGAAACACCTGCGACCATGACAGAAGACGAAGCGAATACTAGAGGTTTTGATCATGGTAATAGTGTATCAGGCATAATAGCTGAGATGCGTGATACTTCTAATCCTGATATGGATCAATTAAATACAGATTTAGCGGAAGCAGAAGCCACCTCTGATGCAATGTTAGAAGATCTGAAAGTTATGGATGGGGCAAACTCTACTAAGCTTGTAGATGCCTATGAAGCAGGCTATGCTAAAGGCTATGCTAATCATCCTATTCCTGAAGCTGAGCCCGAAGTAGCTGAAGATATTGAGGAAGAGATAGTAGAAGAAACCGAGCCTGTAAATGAAGAGACAGTAGAAACTACTGAGATCCCGGTAGAAACTACTCTTACAGAAGATGTAGGAACTATTGAAACTACTGCTAATGTAGAGCCTACAGCTTCAGATACTCCTACAGTACAAGTAACTACCACCAAAGAAAAAGTACAAGCTTTAGTAGCACGTATTGGCGCATTTAAGAAAGGTCCTGCTGAGTTTATTCGTAAATGGTCAGACGGCGTAACTTTAGAAAATGCTCTACTTAAAGCCGGAACTAAAGCAAGTCAAAAAGTAATTACTCGTATCGATGAGATGTACGCTGAGATGACAGATAATCGTCCTTCTACAGAGTATAAGTATCGTCGTAAACCTAATCCACAGGCAGAGGCGGCACAGGCAGCAAGTCGTGCTAACAATGAAGTCAGTGAAGATGATACTACCGGTACAGATGAGGTATTTAAGACAGACAAAGCAGTTGAAGAGTCGTACTCAGTAGAAGATATACTTGAGTTAGAACGTCTTTATGATGAAGAGCAGAAAGCACAGGAGCAAGAAGATGTCACAAGTACAGAAGAAACTCGATCAGACACA